GTTTTTATATATATTCAATTTTTATGCATTTTTGTACATGTGAGAGGCTACAATGCCGGTCCCGTTTCGTAAGATTCGAGGTGCATTAGAGAAAAATCATGGCTCCCCCTCTCAAGGGGATCCATGCTCGCGCTAAACGATCGCTAGCTGTGCATGTCTTTATTTCATTTTTATAGTTTTGTTCTATATTGTGATTGTAGGAAACCGATTATAAGGCTCGATTACCGGAGCCGTAGTCACTGAATGGTCTCAGTGATTCTTGCGTTGCTTGAATTATGTTCCTGATGGACAGGGCGTCCAGCCTTAGGATCTACCTTCGCTTTCAACATTGGGGAAGAAAAGGTAGGCTGAACGACGTTAGGACAAGGAGGTACTAGCCATACGTACATAAAATCATCTCCTGCTGCAATGAATGTGGGGTCTGGATCAGGCCCGACGTTATCGAAATAGTCTACTGGATACTCAGCATTAAACCAAGGGTAGTCTGATTGAGCGATTTGCGTCGGAACCATTAATGCAGTACAATACCACGGTATGTTCACCGTAGTATTTTCATCCGCTGGATTTGACGTTATGACCATGGCATTACCAAGGAAATTGTCCACTTGAGTCGCGTGTTTCGCAAGGAAATAATTCGTTGCGGGCGCTTTCTTGATCCTTCTAGATCCACGCCAAAATAAGAAACTCGAGGAGAATAAGTGTATTGGATAGTAAGAAACTGGGGTTGGGTTCCACATCGAAGGGAAGGACAAAGGTCCACCAGCTGGTTTTATATGAGGGACATATCTTTTCATCATGTCTGTGATTGTTGTGGCTTGATCTGCCATATAACAACCTGATTCTAATAAACCAGTTGACGAAGTCTGAACTCCTTCTGCGGGCTCATTCCACTTTCCTATTAACGATGACTGAGGTTCAAAATCTGAAACTTTCTTCTCAGCTAGCTCAACTGATGGAACAAAAGTACCGTTCCAAGAGCCTTGCATAGCCAATTGATAGTCAGGGCCTGCTGCTCGCCAGACATTCACGTAGTAAACCGCGTCTGCTGGTAAACTGCTGCCTTGCACATCAGTCAAAGCTTCTATTACTAACCAAGGCGTATCCGGGATCGGATCCGCACTTGTTGTTGTGTACGACCACATTCGTCTTCCTAGGTAAGGCACGACAAACGAGGTCCACGCATCTCCTTTCACGTCTACGATCCTTGACATGAAGCCGGTTCCTGTTCCTGTTCCACCCGGCGGGATGGATAAGGAATGAACCACCGAGATTTTAAATCGACAGGAGTAAAAAGGCGTCCCCACGAATTGAAACAGGTATCGGATTGAACCACGATAAAACCTGTAAAAAGCCGTTGCAAAGGCCAAGTAGTCAGGAAGACGTACTGGTCTCGTTGAAGACGAATAGATGGAGGGGTGAACTGCCATCTTTAATAAAACTCCTTTCGTTGTTACTACAGTCTGATAGAACAGGGCTGGTATTTTACAATAGTCCACGACATTCATGTCACTATTGTTCATACCAAGCGACTTCGTCACTTCAGAAGCTGGGAAAGAACTTAAGTTTTCAGAGTAATCCACACCAGTTAGATGCGTATGGCCTCTGTTGTTGCGTACAGTTGTATAAGTTGCGACTTGATCACTCGCTGGCTTATCCAAATTTGCAACTAAGCTCGATCCTAGTTTGAGAAGATCAGAGACAAGAGGGACAGAAGTCAAAACGGGTTTGACTATGTTCACAATACCCTTCACGGACTCACCGAGAGCATCTTTGACATCCACTTCCTTGTTCACTGTTCCTTTCCCTGACTGACCTACGAAATTAGAACGTCTACTTGAATTTGACGTATTGGATCTCCGGATTTGTAGTGCATCCGGATCTAATATACCGTAGGTTTTAATGTTAACCATTTGAACGAAAACCGAAATGGGGACCTGATCGACTACCGAAGTAGAAGAGGTCCTCAAAGGGTTGAGTACATTTATGTTAACTCGCGTATCAATCCACGTGCCAGGGAAGGCAAGGTCATAATGTGGATTGATCCCGAAATAGGGTATTTCGATTGTTGTCTGGTCTTGTTGACTTGCAGATAAGATTATTGCATTTTGGAAACTTGCATAACCTAAAACTCCGCCTGTCACTAAGGCATTATCATTGTAATTATCTGGACTCCATGTCACGCATAAAGCGCCTTGATGGTATGGAGTTGAATTTAAACGAATAGTTACCTTCCAAGAACATTGTAAAAATCGAAACATTGCCTCTGAGAATGAACCCAGGACTGATTGATGTATGTTTGAGAGTGTCAAAACGGTCTGAAGAAGGCCGAATTTAGTTCCCGTCCACACAGTGTCCCAGGTATAATCGGGTAGCTGGATTACTCGTGCTAGCAGCATAGATGGTGTTTCGTCCGGGTATGGATTCACCGAACTCCATCTCTGCTCCAGAGTTAAGATGTTCTGCTGTTGCAAAACGCGAGCCGTATCTTCAAAACGAACGTTGTTGTCCTGAGTAGTTATGGCTTGATCTGTTTCAGTCGATAGTGATACTTCGACTACTTTTTCTGATTCTTTAGTTTGAGCTGACCAGTTCGCGGCAATGGGCACATGCGGTCAAACATGTGAGCGCCGGGGTGGAGATTCTTTTGTATTTAATGACCACGTAGAGAGCAATCTTTCCTGCACAAGGCGTTCTCCTAGGAAAGAAGATCTACTCTAGGTAGTCGGTGTAAGTAACTGTTTAAGGCACAAATTACTGAAGCCTTTTCGGTTGTTTGGCACAACCGTAAGCGTTATTTTTCCGTACATACGAGACAGGCATGCACGCCCTTACTAAACATTAATACACTCTTAGTAAGTCGCATTTTCCAACTTTTAATGGCAAGTTGGCAGCCACAGTAATAATATTGTTATTAAATTTAATGAATAATGAGGAAGTTTAAGAAAACTTGAACACTAACATGATCTTTCGCATATCTTCATAGGAAATTTCAATAGGCATCTGATAGGTCGCCCGAAGAAATTGATTGAATACCTTTTGATGATTTTCGTATTGAGCACGTCCATGATAAACTAGTTCTCGAAGAGCTACTTCCATATTTACTTTCATCTGTTCGTTGACTGTTCTTTCGTCGTTTTTCTTAACAAATTGCACCATCGTCCTAATTGAATTCAAGGACAATTGAGCAAACATATAACCCGAACCTTGTTCTGACTCAGGATCTGTTACGAATTTACGACATAAGTAATCAACTTGTTCGAGAGTAAAAAATTCGGGCATATTCGCATCCTTATTAGGGGAAGTTTGAATCTGCCCAAATAATTGTTTAGCCATAAGTGCTATGGATTGGCAATTCCACCAACGGTGCACGGACTTGTCCGCCCCTCCAATGGAATCATCTCCAAACTTTTTACTTGCTACCACTTGATCGTAACTTGCAATACTTTGAACATGATGCGTAAGTCGATGAAAACAAACACGTTCCGAGATTGAATTCCAAGCAGAATTTAAAAATGAGGTCAAAAAGGTTCCTGACCTCATTAACTCCGCCCAGCACAACAATCCGTCCTCAAAAAGTATCAAACCATTTATTGTTTGATGAAGCGATGCCCAAATCATATAAGAATGTTCCGAGTAAGGTTCAATTTGATACGTCTTGATGACTGAAACATGAGTAAATTGAGGTACATATTCAGGAAAGAAAAGATCCCATCCTGAAACATCCCTTGCATACAACTTAAGTGTGTTATCGCAATCATTAAATTTTGTAATATGAGCAAAATGTTCATCCCACTGAGTAGAATAAACATTTACTCCAACAGAAATATCTGAGCCTTGATCATGCTCAGTTTGAAAGACCCAAAACGACAACGCCATCCTATGAAAAATGAGATGTTGAATTGAACCAATTTGAAATGCTCGAGAATGACCTGCTAATACCTTTTCAAGTAGAAGCGTTTCAATCTTAAGACAATGGACAGTTACGTGAGGTACTATTTTACCGGATATTGACATCCTAACCAAAAATTTTACCTCACGAATCAGATCTGGAGAAATCCATTTCTTGTCCTTATCAACCAAATCCGTCCGCTTTATTCCCATGAGAACCCATGGGAATCCAGGAGACGTGGACAGGTCAATGCCCGGTATTCCTAACGAAGGAATTCCAAACACTGCCTCTTCAATAGTCAATGGGCGAACCCAGTGATGGCTGATATTGTCTGAAAACATTCCTTTATAAATGTCCGATTTAGTGAACATTTCTGCTGGAGGTGCTGGTATCTGCCTACCTTTCAGTTTCCGATATGCAAGTCGATGGGGATCGACAATGCCATTCGCAGTAACTGTAGGTTTAATACAAGAAGGAGCTTCAGTAATCTCAAACGGAGGGTCTAAGAAAACTTGTTTCTCTTTAATTGTAACATGAACACCAGTGGCAACTACTGTTTTCACAATATTATGCTTTTGTGGATTTGGTGGTCTTCTAGAACACATCAGATATTCGCGCAAGGCTGGTCGACGCTCGCACTCTCTCCGACGTGAATAAGACAAAATCTTAGCTGCGGGACATTGCTCATCGTACAACTCCTCTGAATAAACAGGGGTGTCAAACGCTGTCAAGTTTGCATCTTCAAAATCCTTTTTATAGATCGGTACTGCAAGGGCATCCGATCCATTTCCTGCCACATGTAGTAGCCTCAATTTTTTCTCAACTTTGGGGTTGAAGAAAATATAAGGTTTTCCACAATCATGAACTTGGTTAGGAAATCCAGGAATTTTATATGCATTCTTAACAGTTGTTCGTCCTGATCTATATGTGATAGAATCTGAAATTTTCTCAATAAAAGAACCGAGAGTAACAGTATCAACACCTAAATCGTAAGACAAACGAGCTGGTCCTTGAAGACGATCCGGAAGTGGTTCATCTGACATATGAGGGGTCAAGTCCTTATAAGGGGACAAACCGGTAAAAGTATAAATTGCGAGGTCCCGAGAAGAATCTCTTCTGACGTTCACAATTAATGCTTCTTTCCACTCATCTGCCTTTTCACCATAGAAAAATTTAGCTTTAGCTGGATTGGGAACAGGTTCCAATGCGTGTAGAGGTCCTACACCCATGTTTCCTTTCACCATAAGTATCCAACTCTGATTCATTTTACCATTAAGTCCATCAATTATCTCAACAAACTCAAGGTTACGACTCAAAATTATCCTAGCAAGGTCCTGTGCTTGTGAATCTTGCGTAGTCATTGAAGCCAAATCTCCCGATTGTTGATGAAACTTCGGTCGATTGTTCCGATGCCGTGCTTTGATCTGCTTATTCAATTGATTTTTCTGATCCTCATACTTTCCACTCTGAGGTTCAAAATAACCACGAAGACCAATAATTGCAAAGGTGCCTGACACTAAAAGAATAATGGCAAACACCAAAGCATACATCCCAAAAATTTTCCACCCTTGTCGAATCTCTGCCAAAGCAACCATAGTTTTCTCCATTTTATCCACTTCTTCTCCATCGATGATCCGAAGTCGTTGAAGCGAATTAATGGGAGGTTCATTTGCAAAAGGAGTCCAAATCGCCTTACACCTTGCAGGTATAAGGTAACGAGGGAACGAATAATTAAATTCAGAAACACTTCTTATCAGACTTTCATCATGATATAAAATGTCACTTATTCTCTTACGAATTTCACGTCCATACTTCTTTGCAAAAGCCTCTGAACAAACTCCAGTTTCCAATTCAAACCACGGAATCTCATCCACTGCCTCACCTAAATTAAGCAGCTTAGAGATTCGCTTGTGGTCCAATTCTGATGCTGTATTAGCAACTGTTTTCTGACGGATTGCTCCGAAAGAATGCCAATTAGGATAAAGTATTGTTTCCGATTTCGTCGTAGACGTCACCGGATCCACTACATCTTTCACTAAAAACTTCATTTCTGAAGTCATGACTCGATCCTCCGTCCACCAAACATGATGAACAGCGGAAAAGTGCTTCTTGAACAAAGAAACTTCGTTCGCACTCATAGACAAGTCGTTATGTGGAGTGAAGTTTTCAACATCACCCTTCAAGTCCAAATAACAGCAATTAGTGTAGTCTTTAATTCCTTTCCGTGACAATCTGCACACTGCGTCCGCCAACAAGGTGGGCACAACATACTTATTGTGGAAGAGTACCGTTGAGGCACTCCTATCTTTCCAATGGACACATTTATCTCCTCCAGGGCACATGCCCTGTCGGATTGCGTCCGTCCACGGAGTAACAGCATCATTAATAAACTTACCAATACGATTCCAGCGAGTAGGTTTCGGGCCTTGCGGCTCAAAACCAGTATTGCCATGAACAATATCTTCAGTCGTAGAACGACTTAGGGAAGAAGTCGTTAATGAAGTCTGAATTGGATCGACAACCACTTCTGATGGAATAATTTCAATTTCTTGATATTTATTCTTCTCAGCAAGTGATCGAAGATTGAAAAATGCTTTCGCAGAATTCACTGTGTTCTTAAAATCTGTTTCCAGTCCCTGTTTAAATTCCGCAAAGGTCTGCGGAACTTTAACAGCTGGTACACTAACAGAAGAAGAACTCATCGAAGAATTCCCACCGCCGGGAGGCGATGGAGGACCGGGTGGCGGCCCTTGTGTTGGTGGATTCTGAGGCCCCGGAGGAGGAGCCGGAGGATTGGCACTACCAATTAGAGGTCCAGTCTTGTTCTTTGCAAAACTAAACTTAGACCTCCAATCAATTACTGCAGCCGAATTCAAATAAGAAGACTTATTTATATTATACTGCTCACAAATTAACTCAACCAGTGACTCAAAAGTAATCGGAACTCCCGACACTCCTTTCATCAATCTGGCTTGTGATTTGGTTCCTGAAGGGGTTTGACCCTCCCGATTCACCAAAAGTAACTGAAAATTGTCAGTAATATCAGGCGAAAGCCTATTTGTACGTTGAGGCGTTACCCCTGGTTTCAACTCCACATATACATCAAAATCAACACGTCTGAACAAAGCGTTTGGATCAAGAAGACCCAAATTTGGAACTTTGTGCATCGGTGCATTCATAGAAGATGTTACTATAGGGGCTTCAAACCAAGTGCAACCTTTATTATCAATGTCTGCCATATTCAAAGGATACGGAATGCAATCCCGAATGAATATTAGCTCATTTGCCAACTTACACATAACCTGAGGATCTTTATTTTGAAACAAATCGTTATAGCGAACACCAAAAACGTTGCCATTATAACCTGACCAAAACTCTTCCATCGGATTACGCATATAAATATGCTGTTCTGCAAGTTGCTTATTTTCCTCAATTTGAGCCACTATTTTAGGAATTTCTTCCTGCAACAATGTCTTTCCTTGTTTCGGAACACCAAAGAAATTAATCCACACTGGCTGTTGACGGCCTTTACAGGCTCCCAACCGCACTCTAACCTCCTGAACACGACGATATCCTCCTAAAAGAACTGTCTGCATTCGAGAAATTACATGTGGTTCAATTCCAGTTTTATCTATGTTTTTAAAAGCATTGACTAATGACATATAACGAGCTATAAAATCCGTTCCAACCGAACGGTTCTTATAGACATCATCGGGATTCAAAGTCTGACAAGTTACAAAAAACTTCTCGTACTCATCAAGAATTTGAAATGCCAAATTTGAGTCAGAAAAAAACGGAAACCCCGTCAATTTCTGAGAACAAAAATCAATTGCTTTCTTTAGTAACAACCAACAAGACTTAGCGAAACCCGCCAAGTTCGTTAGTGAAACTACAAACCTAGACGAATTATTAACAGAAGAAACAAAATCTTTCATTGACACGCCCGAAGACTTACCAACAATAGATCCCATCGCTTCCACCATAAATTGCTTGACGTTCTCCTCTTCCTCTTCGCCTGATTGCTGTTTCCAAGACTCAGTCTCCACATCAATCGCAGTTTTAATATCAAAAATAGTTTTCGCCATAAGCACGAAAGTTGCCAATGAAAAACAGGTTAACAATACGCAACAAACTATCAAAAATATTAACCCCGCCTTAATATGAGCTGGTGTAACGCCAAGTTTTGTCTCAATAGACTTACCAACAGAATCAATGACTGACATAAATTTAGCCTTTATGCCATCCATGACTCCATCAGCAATTTGTCCACCAAGAGCTTTAAATTCATCGGAATGGGTAGTGACAACGTCTTTCAACGCGTCACCAACCAAACCTCCCATCAAAGATTGACCTTTACCGGATTGCTGAAAAAATCCAGTAAACGAGATACCATGTTGTTTTGCGACATAACATCGCCAAGTAGCTACTATCACCTTCCGACGCTTCGCTCCTCCTTGCGGAGAAACGTTGCTTGAAACTAACTTATTTGCTGGTAATTGAACACCGAACAAATTAATATGTTCCACGTTTTTGCGATGAATGTAACCCAAATGTAACAAACCGTAACCTGCAATGTAAAGATGTAACGCTCGAAGAATTAACTCCGAGGGCACCTTCTTCAACAGATGAGGTTTATATCCGTGAGATTCAAAAAATGAATCGAATTCATGAGCATTCTCAATGAGCGAATGCTTATCCTTCAGATGCATATCACGGTTTGCTTTGACAAAGTCTCGTTGTTGCGCCGCGTAGCGCTTCTCCTTCATCAACCTCATACGTGTGGTATAGTGGTCATCTTTGCCAGACTGCGGTTCAAAACTAACTTGTTTGAACAAATAGAGTGTTAAAGTGTGCGAACACACTTTAGCATTTACTCCATAAGTAAAAACCCTGTAAGTATTAAACTTTGAGCGCCATTCCAATCCAACGACATTTAAGGTCTCGCCTTTGGATTGAAATGTTGCAGTCTGATATACTGGTAATGAAACTTTAGTTTTATCACAATATTCCTTTAACTTAATTGTTCCCGAAGAATCAATATAAGCATTATAAGGAATGTGTTCATAACCTTGAAGTCGATAAAGATTTTGTTTTGCAACAAACTCTAAATGCGACCTATCAGTTTCTACATTGCCAGTATGCAAAGGCAAGGAACTCGAAGACGAATTTTCATCCATCTTTGATATTGCCATTTGCGAGAGCTCATTTTCTAATTGTCTAATGCGATTTTGGTACGTTGTGACGTCATTTTGTGACGCCGCAGCTGCTACCAAACTCGTAAGAGACTGATTCGACCGTTTGAGATCTTCTATTTCCCGACGCTGTGCAGCTATCGACGACTCAGATTGAATCTGAGAAGTCGCTAGCTGAGCCTTTTCGGTTTGTAATTGTCGAATCAACTGTGCTGACGTATGAAACGTCGCATCAGATTTCTTGGACCGTTCTATTTCTACTTCAAGAGCTCGCTTATGAACAGCAAGCTCTTTCTGTAAATGTTCTTGATTGCCTTTCACGCGATCAATTAAATCAATGTTAGCATTGATAAAATTGGTCACTGTAGACTCTCTTTCTTGTAAGAACGGTAAGAAAAATGGTCGAATTGCAGGATTATTCAAATGCTCACAAGCTTCCTGCAATAATTTCTTATACTCATCAAAATCCATTTTGGTCATGTTGATTAGATGAAGTAAAGTTAACATTCGCTGTTCAAGGGGCAACTCGCGAAGTTTTCGAATTCGTTCATCCCTATTTGAACTGGGATAATTGAATATGTTTGTGTTTAAAGTCTCGAGAGACTGTTTAATATTATCTGACATCGTGAAATATAAAATAATAGTAGTGTGTTTAGCGTATCAATATAATTTGCCTACCTCTTTATTCAGGAAATAACAAATTGTAAGATGTAACCCACTGTGAGCAGCCGTTGATCTCATGTCGTTGCTGGCTCGTCCCTATAAAAATCTTTGCATTATGGCTGCAAAGACCCAAACATCATGTTTTTTGTCGTGAATGTACAAACGTCGTATTGTCAGGATGGAGCGTAGCTCGCCGGTTCACCACCGGGTCTGCCAAAATTCCAAACGGGCTGATCGTTTCACTCGCCGTCAAAATTGTAAACTGATTAATAGTTTCCCCTTCGTCCCACTTAAAAAGTGATCAGGGGAGGCTTTTAATGCTGTCACATTGAATGGTACTAGTTCGTTCTATCGTGTTTTAACCTTACGGTTTTACCACATCGGATCGGAAAGTATAAGTTCAAATCGTAATCAAATCGAGATTCTAAACAGGTTCATTACGCCTGTAAAGTTTCGTGAAATGAAGAAAACCCAAAAATATACGTCGGCATCCTAAACGCTTCGTACTGTGCTAAATTGAATTGTGTGTCATTTGTACAAAATGACTGAAAAGTGTAACCTCTTAACTGTTCTCATGGTGAGACGCACCACGTAGAAATTGGATTCATGACTGTTGTCGTAGAATATGTGTCCAATTCCCAGAAATTTGGTCGTGCAAAATTGATCATCCGTAGATGTCGATCATCATATGTTATTTAATTAGCAAAAATAACAAAATGCTCTGTATCCGTTTAAAGATATGAGATCGATAAAAGTGCATTAGGTTGACAATAGTGTTTACCAAAACACCAAAAGATTGATGAATTGTCAACAATTCTCTGCGTGCTATTTCAGCTATGATCGGTTGTCCTAAAAAAAAAGGTGATTCCATATTGCAAAGAATTAGTCAATAACGTGCATTCTTCTAAGAAAAGCATAGAAGATCACACCAGTAAACAAAATGAATTGCTGACTGGTCAAGGTCACCACAAATTAATGTGAGCCTAAGGGCACGGACTCCAAGGTCCTCGCCAAAATTGACTAGTTAAACGCCATCGCGTGTAAAAAGTGTAAATAGATAAAATCGGTGAAATCAAAATGCTAAGAAATCTGTGAAATCCGTCTAATGAACACACATAACTAAAAAGTCATGTGAGCACACCAGAGGTACTACAGATCACTACGCAAAAAGAAATCTG